GTTTTTAGAAAAGGTTACAAAAACCCACGGCAACACCAGACATGCGGCAGTGTACCGTAAGGCAGCAGAACTGGCAAGGCTCCAGATTGGCCTGCCGGATGGTATGGTTAACAACGGCGCCGGGGCTGGCGGTGATGCAGACGGCACAGGGGAGGGAAACGGATGAGGGACACAGAAGGGCTGAAAATCTGGCTGTCCGACCTTGCACACGGCAACCTGGACGGTGGCCAGATTGTAAAAGGGTTCATAAAACACTATGCCCTGCATGGCATGGCGGTAATGGACGTACAGGATGATTTACATTTTAGGACGGTGCGCACGCCGGAACAACAGGAACAGGCAATGCACAGCCTAAAAAAGGCACTTGGGGATTTTACAGGGGGATGAGCTTTTGGAAGGGGGATTGGATGGAACTGGCAGAAATCAGGGGACAGTTGGAAAGCCTACTGTCTGAAAGCAGGTACATGGCATCATGTGGGGACCCGGATGGGATTTTCAGGGAAGACCAGAAGGCACTGGGAGAAACGCTGGACATCCTGCATGACTACGAGCTCCAGGCAGGGCAGATTAAGAAGGATGCAAAACATTTCCACATGGGGGCAGGGCCGGGCTTTAAAAACGGCGTGTGGGTCTGCCCGGCCTGTTCCAGGCGTGTGGGCAGGGATGACAAATACTGCCGCCAGTGCGGCAAGAAGCTGGGCCGGTACCCCGGCCCAAAGAGGGGAGGGAAAGGGCGGCACAGGAAATAACACACGGCACACTATTTTACAGGTTAGGAAAGGGGGACGCAGATATGTGTATGGAGTGCAGGCAGTACCCCTGCCACCCAAGATGCCCGAACGCGCCAGAACCAAGGCCTGCCATGCGGTGCAGGCAGTGTAGGCGGGGGCTTTTTGCCGGGGACAGGCATTTTAACGGGGTATGCGAGGGGTGCCTTTCAGAATATTCAGTTGCAGACTGGATGGGGCTGCTGGGCGAAAAATTAGAGGAAGTGGAGGGACAGGGATGGGGGATTTAGTGACGGTACAGGTAAGGGGCAATGTCGGGACGATAGAGGACAACCTGGATGAAGTGGAGGCATCCATCAGGGGGAAGGTGGCCGGGTACAGTGCAGTGGCCATCACCGAAGAGACCGTCAAGGACGGGAAGCGGATGCTGGCCGACATCCGCAGGGAGAAGCAGGCGCTTGACAGCGAAAGGAAGTCAATAAAGAAGGCATGGATGGCCCCGTATGAGGCCTTTGAGGAAAGGGTAAAAAAAATCATTGGCCTGTATGACGAGCCCGTGGGGGCCATAAACAGGCAGATAGGGGAGTTTGAGAAGCGGCGCAGGGAAGAGAAGAGGCGCATGGTCCAGGATATTTATGATTCCACCAAAGGCGACATGGGGGAATGGCTCCCGCTTGAAAAAATATACAACCCTAAGTGGGAGAATGCGACATACAGCAAAAAGCAAATCCGTGGGGACATGGAGCTGCTTTTTGGGAAGGTTAAGGTGTCCATATCCGCCATAAGGTCAGCAGGGTCAGAATTTATGGAGGAAGGCCTTGCGGTGCTTAAGGGGACAGGGGATCTTGCGGCCGCCTTTGAGGAAATGGACAGGCGGAAGCGCATGAAGGAGGAAATCCTTGCCAAAGAGGAAAGGAGGCGCGCAGAGGAGGAAAAAAAGACAGAAGGGGCGCAGGCGGCAATAAAGGATGCCACCCCAGAAGGGGACGGCGCACAGAAAAAAGGGAAGCAGGAAGATATCCCGCAGGCAGTGGGAGGGAAAGCGGACACCCCACAGGAAAAAGGCGGCACACCGCCCTTTGAGAGGGACAGGGAGGCCACCGTGCAGGTGCATATTGGGGAAAGCAGGCTTGCATGGCTGGAAAGGGTGCTTGAAGAAAATTTCATAAGATATGAGGTGGTGTGATATGGGAGAGGCAACAGCAGGAAAGATATATAAGGCAATACCCGAAATTATGGGGGAAATCAGTGCCGTGGGAAAGAACAGGCGCAACGCGCAGCAGGGGTTCATGTACCGTGGGGTTGACGATGTGATGAACGCAATCAACCCCGCACTTGTAAAGCACAGGGTATTCATCGTACCGGAAATTATTGAGCAGGGCAGGGAGGAAAGGAAGACGGTAAAAGGGAACAGCCTTATCTACTCCATATGCAGGGTGCGGTTCCGGTTCTGTGCAGAGGACGGCAGCAGCATCGAGGCGGTGACAGTGGGCGAGGGGATGGACAGCGGGGACAAGGCCACAAACAAGGCAATGGCGGTTGCCTTCAAGTATGCCTGCTTCCAGGTGTTCTGCATACCTACCGAGGAAATGGGGGACCCCGATGCGGAAACCCCGGAACCAAACAGCAGGCAGGCACAGGGGGACGCGGCGGCAGACAGGCAGATGAGGGAAAAGGCGGCGGCACGCCGTATTGATGACGCAAAAATAAATACACTGCGCAGCATAATCATGGAAAAAGGCTTCAAGGAGCAGTCCGTCCTTGAGCACTACAAAATAAAGTCTTTTAATGAGATGGCCTTTTCGGATTGGAATGATGCCATGAGCCTGCTGGCACAATGATGAAAATGACCCGGTTACGTCCTGTCTGCTTCGTAACTTGGGCCGGAGGTATTTATCATGAACCATAGTTTTAATATTGAAGTGGCAACAGAATACGGGATGCTTGAGGCTGTCCTTATGGAACACCTGAATTTCTGGACTGAAAAAAACAGGGCAAACAATGTGAATTTTTATGATGGCCATTATTGGACATATAACAGCGCAAAGGCCCTGTCAGGCCTGTTCCCCTATGTGTCAAAGAGCACAATAACAAGGGCCCTGCACCACCTGGAGGAAGAGGGGCTGGTGCTCTCGGGGAATTATAATAAGAGTGCATATGACAGGACCACATGGTATGCACTGACAGAAAAAGGGCTCCTTGTTTTAAACGGCGGGGATGAAGGCCAGTGTATGGGAGGTGCAGCCCTGGAAACGGACAGCCCCAAAATGGATGGCCCCATTTCCCAAAATGATGACATCCATTTCCCAGAATGGGAAATGGAAGAACCCAAAATGGGTAACTCCATTTCCCAAAATGATGACATCCATTTCCCAAAATGGGAAATGGAAGAACCCAAAATGGGAAATGGAAGTGACCAAAGTGAGCCACCTATACCAGATATAAACACAGATATAGAAACAGATAATAATTTAACAGTATCTGAAGATACTGTTTGCCGGACTGACGTCCGGCGTGTCATGGAGCAGTGGAACCTACTGTCCGACTGCGGGATAAGGCCCGTCACCAAGGTCAGCCCGGAAACAAAGCGGTATGGCATGCTCAGGGCACGGATACGCGTATATGGCATAGAAAAAGTTTTGGAGGCCGTCAGGAACATCAGGGGGAGCAGCTTCCTCTGTGGCGGGAATAAGAGCGGGTGGGTTATAACATTTGACTGGTTTGTACGCCCAAATAATTTCGTCAAAGTCCTGGAAGGCAACTATGGCAGGCTTCCCCCGCCTGCGGCAGAAAATACAAAGGGGCAGGAAGTTTCCGGCAGCGGCTATTCCCAGGGGCTCCTTGACAGGCTGGCAGGGGGTGGGGCGGATGGATGAACTCGACAGTTTCCTTGTGGCACACCCGGAGCTTACAGGGGCAGGGAAAACGGGGGCAGGTGCACGGCCACAAAAGTACAGGTGCCAGAAATGCAGGGACACGGGCTGGCTGATAGCCTATGACGGCAAATATGAGACAATGAGGCGGTGTGGGTGCTATGCAGTGAGGCAGGCGGAAGAGCGCATGGAAAGAAGCGGTATCTCCAAGGAGTTCCGCAGGAAGACCTTTGACGGGTTTGAAACCATGGGCAACCCAATACTTATAAGGGCAAAGAACAAGGCCATGGGTTATGTGGGGCATTTCAGGGAAAAAGAACACAGCAGGCGCAATTCCATCATGTTCTGCGGACAGCCCGGCTCCGGCAAGACACACCTTGGCATGGCAATATGCGGCAGGCTCCTAAAGATGGGGGTGCCGGTCATATACATGGCATACCGGAACGCAATGACGGGGATTAAGCAGAATATGTTGGACGGGGAAGCGTACCGCAGGGAAGTGGGCATGTATAAGAATGCGGGTGCGCTTTATATAGACGACCTGTTTAAGGGGAGGCTTACAGAGACGGATGTAAACGTGATGTATGAGATTGTGAATTACAGGTACATGAACTGCCTGCCGTTAATCATCAGCACAGAAAAAGACCTTAATGGCCTGCTTATGTTTGACGAGGCGACCGGCTCACGGATAATCGAAATGTGCAGGGGCAACATTACAACCTTTAAGGGGAAGGAAATGAATTACCGGATGAGGGAGGGGGATGGGACAGATGGATAGGGATATGGCAAGGGAACCGTCCCAAAAAACCGAGACTTACCTAAAATATGGGTCTGTCATCACGGAGCATGACATTTTCTGCTGCCCGAACTGCAAAAGGGCACTGGATGCGGGGCCAAACTACCAGCCCCGGTACTGCAGCGAATGCGGCCAGCGTGTCACGTTTGCGGGGGTTAAGTGGCAGAAAGACAGGGAAAAAGGCTACGCCGGTGGGGGAAGCCCGCATGGAAAAAGGCGGCAGAAAGGGGCAGCTACATGAAGGCATACCAGCCAACAGACAACGGCTCGGACTGGTGGCGCAATATACCGGGGTATGGCGGGAAATACCAGGTGAGCCGCCTGGGGGAAATCCGGCGCGTTTTCCCCTCCGGGCTTGTCAGGGACATGACACCGTACAGGAAAAGCGGCAGGAGGGGCAGGAAAGTATCCCAAAACCGTCTTTTTGTGAAACTGACCAATGGGGACGGGGGCAAGGAGGTGGCCGTCCTCAAAATTATGGCAGCGGCATGGCTTGGCCCGACACCCCCAGGGATGACGCCTTACCACAAAAACGGGCTTGTGACAGATAACCGGGTTGGGAACATCGGGTTTATTGATAGGGGAAGCCTTGGCAGAAAAACAGGGCATATGGCCGGAAAAAGGAAGGCCGTCTTCAAGATGGGACGTACCGGCGAAGTTGTGGAAGTCTACCGGTCTGCACGGGAGGCGGCAAGGGCCAACCATATGAGTTACCAGGCGGTACTTGACCGATGCAACGGCAAAGTAAAAAAACCTTACGAACTGGACGGCCACACCTACCAATTTGAGGACGCAAAACCCGGAAGAAGGAAAGAGGCCACGCCATGAGAAACAGGAAGGACAGAAAGAAAGGGGAACGGATGAAAGTAGAGATTTACACGGACGGGGCGGCAAAAGGGAACCCTAACGGCCCAGGAGGGTATGGGGCGGTCCTGCGCTTTAAGGACAGCAAAGGGCGGGTACACGAAAAGGAGATATCAGCAGGGTACGACAGGACCACGAACAACAGGATGGAACTGATGGCGGCAGTTGCCGCGCTGGAAGCGCTCCAAAGGCCCTGCGATGTAGAACTGTTCACCGACAGCCAGTATATCACGGACAGCTTCAACAAGGGCTGGATAGACAAATGGAGGAGTAACGGATGGCGCACCAGCACAAAAAGACCCGTGAAGAACATGGAACTGTGGCAACGGCTGACAGAAGCGGCGGAACCGCATAACGTGACGTGGAACTGGATAAAAGGGCATAACGGACACCCAGAGAACGAGAGGTGCGATGCCCTCGCCGTGGCGGCGGCAGGCAGGCCGCGGGAAGAACTCCTGCACGATGACGGCAGGGCGATGGGATAAGACCAGAAGGAGAAAAAATGAATAGCATAAGGAGATTAAGGGAGTTAAGGGAAAGCCTTAAACTGGCAAAAAAATTAGGATCGCCGACTGTATTGGAACTCAAGGCAGAAATAGAGAAATTGGAAAAGGGAATCAGGAAAAAACGCATGGAATAAAACCGAAAGGGGCAAAGAGTATGGACAACCAAAATAGGGAAAAGGCGGTCAGCAAGGCTTGCCAGTACATGGGATTGGAAGCAGTAGGAACGGTAAAGCGTAGCCGGAACATTTTTTATTGTATGCACCCGGAGGAAACGCTCGACTGCCCAAACTGCGGACAGCACACAATGACCGGGCGCAGGGCAAAGAGCAACGGACACTTTCACGGCAGATGCACCAGATGCGGAACACGGGTAATCAATCAGGAGGTAGGGCGATGGAGGACAGAAAGAAAGGCAGGCCGTGGTGGCACACGGCACTGAAATACGCAGGGCTGACCATAGCCGGGATAATCCTGTTCAGGATTGGGGCAGCTGTGGCATATGCAGAGCGGGGGTACAGGGCGGTAGGCGGCGAGGCATCCTTCCTTTTCCTTCCGTTCTTCTATTGGTTCATTTCAGACACGGCAAAGGGCATGGCAGACATTTTTACGGATGAACGGGGGATGGAAACGGACGGCAGGGAAGGAAGCGGGGACAAACACACGATTAGGAGGAAATTTAAAAATGAGGGTTGGCCTGATTGATGTAGACGGACACAACTTTCCATCGCTCCCCCTGATGAAGATATCTGCATGGCATAAGCAGAATATGGACAGCGTGGAGTGGTACAGACCATTATTGCACGGTTTCCCAAACGCACCACTTGATAAAGTGTATATGTCAAAGGTTTTCAGCTTTACGCCAAATTATCCGTATTATGTGAATGAAAAAGAGGTGGCAAAGGGCGGCAGCGGGTACGCAATAAAGACGGTAAATGGAAAAGAAATATTTGAAAAGGGGAAAGACGGACAGCTGCCGCACGGAATAGAGCACATATACCCGGACTATTCCTTATACCCGGAACAGACAAAGGACACGGCATTTGGGTTTCTGACAAGGGGCTGTCCCAGAGGATGCAAATTTTGTCATGTGGGCTGCAAAGAGGGGAAGAAGTCAGGGAAAGTTGCTGACATATCAGAATTTTGGCGCGGACAGAAAAATATTGTGCTTCTTGACCCGAACTTTTTCGCCTGCCCAGATTGGCGGGGGTTGGCAGAACAGCTGATTGACAGCAGGGCATGGATTGATTTTTCCCAAGGGTGTGATATCCGTGCCATGACACCAGAAAAGGCAGAATATCTGAACCGGATGAAAATAAAACAGATACACTTTGCTTGGGATCAGTACGGGGACAAGGAAATGATTGTCCGAAAATTTAAAGAGTTTCGGCGTTTGACAGGATGGGATTATAGGAAAATGGGGGTTTATGTTTTAACGAATTTTAATACGACTATTGACCAGGATTTAGAACGTGTCTACACCCTTAGGGACTTGGGCTATTCGCCTTATATAATGATTTATAACAAGCAAGGGGTCCCAAAAGGGAACGTCCTGCGGCGGTTGCAAAGGTGGGTGAATTCGAGGGTGGCATTTAGGGCAGAAAAAAATTTTAACAATTTTAGATAAAAAGGGGGATGGAAAATGAAATGAAATTTAATGCAGAGAAGTTTCGCAAGAATGCAGACAGTACATGCAGGAAGTTAATCCCAGAGCTGCACAGGCTGGCATTGGATGGGAAGGAAGCCATCAATGGGCAAATTGACTACAGCGTGGATGGAAAAGATTATTTTCTGTATCCAGTACTGCAGGAATGGTGCGATTAGAAAAAGGGAGGATAAGAATGATAAATAAAAGAAGTTGGTGCGAATTCAAAAAAACAGGGCTTTTATGGTTCGTAAACAGCATCCTACATATGTTTGGATGGGCGATAGTGCTTGAGTTTAACGATGGGGCGGGTACTTTTGATGATGATTTGGAATTAAAAAGCGTCTATCCGGCAAGGGTAAAGTTCCGTGGATTTTCAGAACAGGATAACAGTGAGGGATATATCAAAGTGACAGAGTTTTTACAGGAAAATGTTGAGGATTTGATTAAGGAGGCCAAGGATGAACAGGAATAAGAGGGGCATTATGCCAGAGATTACAAGGACGGTGTACAAGGACGTGAAAAGCTACGACAGGCAGCAGTTTACGGCTTTCTGCACGGACTTGTATAAATATGGCTACGAGGACGGCAGGGGGAGCGTGCCGGGGGTTGACATTGAAAGCATTATGGCGGCAATCGGGAACACGAAGGGGATCGGGCAAAAGAGGCTGGCAGACATAAAGGCCAGCATTGAGGCGGTATTTGAGGGAAGCGGAGAAGATAAGGAGGAAGGCTAAAATGGACATTAAACAGAGAACGGAAATGCTTACCACGGCGTATATCCATTCCTACAATTTGGCATTGGGGGAATATTGTTTGCACAGATGGCAGGCATGGCGCAGGACGGGGCGGCAGGGGCAGACAGCCGTGACATGCCAGGGGATGAAGAAGGTTAACGTCTGGATATAGTGGGCAAGGTGGCACAATATAGGGAAAGGAAGTTTGGATATGAAGGCGAAGGAATATTTGGGGCAGATACGGGAGCTGGACATCAAAATCAGGCAGAAGTCAGAAGAATTGGATACCCTGTATGGCAGGGCGGTAAATCCCGGGGGCTTTGACTATTCCAGGGGGCATGTCCAGACCTCCCCATCTGACGGCAGGACTGAAAGGCTGCTTGTCAGGTGCATAAGCCTTAATGAAAAGATTGGTGCCGAGATTGCGGACCTTGCGGCCATGAAGCACCGGATTGTCAACCAGATACAGGCACTAAAAAACAGGAGGCATATCATAATCCTTTTTGAAAGGTATGTGAAGCTTAAGGGGCTTGGGGAAATTGCAGAAGAGATGGGCTATTCGTACCAGTACACGGTTGAACTCCACGGGAGGGCACTAAAAGAGTTTTCGGAGCTTTATGCAGGGATGTTGGAAGGGGGCGGCATGTCCCCTTAAGGAAAAAACCTATCAAAACCTATCGAGAACCTATGTAAAACCTATGTAAAACCTATCAAAAACCTATGTAAAACCTATTGAAACCTTATGATGGGATGTGTTAATATAGTACCATGTAAATTTATGTCAGTGCCCAACGCATGGGGAGATAGCCAACGCCTCCCACATGCGTTTTTTATTCCCATGAAACGGTACCTGACCAAATACCCCACAGCCTGCCGCGTTATAAGTTTGGTATCCCGTAGCCTGCTGCGGGGTTTTGGTTAGGGGAAAGCAAGATACAGATTGATGAGGGGTGGTGGTATTGGCAAGGAAGCAGAACCCAAAGGTGGAAGAGGCATATAAGCTGTACGAAGCAGGCATGAAGCTGGTGGAAATAGCAAGGGAGCTTGACGTGCCGGAAGGGACCGTCAGAAGTTGGAAGAATAGATATAATTGGGATTGCAACGTTGCAAACAGGAAACGCAACGTTGCGAAAAGAACAACACAAAGAAAAAAGCCTGTTGCTGATGAAGTTGATGAAGTGATGGAAAATTCGGATCTGACTGATAAGCAGAGGCTTTTTTGTATTCATTATATACGCTGCTTTAATGCAACAAAGGCATACCAGAAGGCATATGGTGTTGATTACGCAACTGCAGCTTCCATTAGTTATAGGCTGTTGGAAAATGATGGTGTAAAAAATGAAATTATGAGGCTTAAGAAAAGACGTCTGAACAGAGAAATGCTCAGCGAGGAGGATGTTGTACAGCGGTATATTGATATAGCATATGCAGACATAAACGATTACATGGAGCTGAAAAATGGGAATATAGCGTTCAAAGATTCAGCCACCTTTGATGGGATGTTGGTGAAAAAAGTTGTATCAGGAAAAACAAACTCAATAGAGCTGCATGATAGCATGAAAGCTCTTAAATGGTTGTCAGATCATATGGATTTGGCAACAGAAGAGCAGAGATTAAGGATAGAAAAACTAAAAGAAAGCAGAGGCTTGGATAAAGAAAGCGATAATGTAGAAGTTCGTATTTACCTTCCGGATAATGGGAGGGATAAAGCGGAATGAAAAGGGTAATCAGACTGGCACCGCAGAAAGGCCCACAGGAGCAATTCTTGGCAACCCCTGCAGATGTCTGCATATACGGCGGAGCAGCCGGTGGAGGAAAGACCTTCGGCCTACTGTTAGAACCACTGAGGCACATGGGGAATAAAGATTTTAATTCTGTGATATTCCGCAGGAACTATACGCAGGTGACATCACCAGGAGGCTTATGGGATAGTAGCAGAAAGATTTATAGCCTCGTACAAGGCTCCTATCCGTTAAAGACACCAAAACTACACTGGACTTTCCTTAAAGGCGCAACAGTCAATTTTGCACAGTTGGAAAGTGACGACAGTTGCGAAAGCTGGCAGGGTTCTCAGATAACGATGATAGGGTTTGACGAGCTGACGCATTTTAGCGAGTATCAGTTTTTCTATATGCTGTCACGAAACAGAACAGACTCCGGCGTAACACCGTATGTAAGGGCAACCTGCAACCCGGATGCCGACAGCTGGGTGGCCACATTCATAGAGTGGTGGATAGACCAGAAAACCGGCTATCCGATAAAGGAGCGCTCCGGCGCAGTCAGATGGATGGTAAGGCTGAATGAGGAAATCCATTGGGTAGACAGCAGGGAAGAGGCAGTATTGCTTGCTATGAAAACTGGATTGAAGCGTGAAGAGGCTGAGACAATGCCTAAGAGCGTGACGTTCATAGCAAGTACGCTTCAGGACAACAAAATTCTGATGAAGAACGACCCAGGGTATCTGGCTAACCTGCAGGCTTTACCGCTTGTGGACAGGGAAAGGCTGTTATACGGCAACTGGAAGATAAAGGCGGCGGCAGGGCTTATGTTCAAGAGGACACAGGTCAATATGTTGGAAGGGATACCGAACGATGTCATTCTGTGGTGCAGAGGCTGGGATCTTGCGGCCACTGCAGAGGACGAGGACGGAAATCCGGCATACACCGCAGGGGTGCTTGTGGGCAAGCGGAGCAACGGACGTTATATTGTGGCAGACGTTATCAACCGGCGGTTATCTGCATCGGATGTCAGAAAACTAATTCTTATGACGGCGCAGGCAGACCGTGCAGCATATGGAAGGGTTATACAAAGGCTTCCGCAGGATCCAGGGCAGGCAGGAAAAGAACAGGCACAAAGCTATATGAAACTGCTCTCCGGTTTTATCGTGAAGATAATGCCGGAATCCGGCGACAAGGTAACAAGGGCAGAGCCTTTTTCTGCAATGTGGCAGGGTACAGAAACAATGGAGCAGGGATTTGTAGATGTGTTGATAGCACCGTGGAATGGTGAGTTTTTCAATCAGTACGAGTCATTCCCTCAGTCAGACTTCAAAGATATGGTGGATGCGGGGGCGAACGCTTTTAACCAGATAGAAAGCGGCATGACATATTCAGCGCCACCAGAAAAGAGTACGTTAAGCAAGAGCAGCTATTGGAAGTGAGGTGAGATAACAGATGGCGAATAAGGAAATCGGACGCATAGGACAGCGGCGATATGGAGGGATTGTTTACGAAGAGTTTCTGCATGAGTTAAGGGGTAAGAGAGGGATAGAAGTCTACCGTGAAATGTCAGAGAATGACGACGTGGTAGGTGCCATCCTTTTTGCGATAGAAATGCTTGTGAGGCAGTGCAACTGGAATGTTGAGCCTGGAGGGGACACAGCAAAGGACAAAGAGGCGGCTGAGTTTGTGGAAAGTTGCATGAATGATATGCAGGACACCTGGATTGACACCATTTCCGAAATCCTGTCATTCCTCACCTACGGCTGGAGCTTTCACGAGATTGTATATAAGCGGCGCATGGGGAACACAAAGAACCCAAAGACAAAGAGCAAATATAATGACGGGCTGATCGGATGGCAGAAATTACCGATAAGGGCGCAGGAAACATTGTATGAATGGGAGTATGACGAC